TGTTCAAGGTTTATTGTTAAATGGTAAAGGCGAAACAAGATTAATGATTTCTAAAAAGGCTGTAAAGTTGATTGAATGTTTAGAATTACAAAGTTATAACGAAAGAGAAGAACCAGACAAAGATGCAGGGTACGATCATATGAATGATGCGCTCGGTTACATAACTTGGCGGTTGTTCAATCCCTTACATATGGGGGCTGGTCGCAAAACTGGTATTAGGCTTTATTAAGATTATTGTCTAAACTATAAACAAACAATGGAGCAAAACTGTGTATTCTGGATATAGTCATTACAACAGACAGACAGCCGGTAGTAGAGGTACAGAAATAAATGACCCTAACAATACATGGTTTCAGCAAGAACCCCATTGGATTCTTATTGAAGATTTACTTGGCGGTACATATCAAATGAGGTCAAAGCATAGAAAATATCTAATGCAAGAACCAAGAGAATTAGATGAAAGTTATGACAACAGATTGGCTCGTTCTGTCTGTCCACCTTACTTTCTTAGGTTAGAAAGAATGTTGGCTGGTATGCTAACTCGTAAACCAGTAAGACTAAACGAGACAGGTGATGCTATAAGAGAACAACTGTTTGATGTAGATTTGCAAGGTAATGATCTGAATGTTTGGACATATGAGACTGCTAGAAAAATGATTCGTTATGGTCACGTTGGTGTTTTGGTAGATGCGCCAACTGGTGGAAATAATGGCAGACCTTATTGGGTTACATATACACCTAGAGATATTCTTGGCTGGCGAACAGAAATGATAAATGGCGAAATGCAATTTACGCAATTAAGGTTACAAGAGAAAGTGTCTGAACCAGATGGCTTGTATGGCGAGAAGATTGTGGAGCAAGTTCGTTTGTTAACACCCGGCAACTTTGAAATACATAGAAAAGCAAAGACAGGTAAGTTTGTAAAAGTAGATGAAGGCACAATGCCAGTTGATAAAATACCTTTTTCTGTTGCTTATTCAAACAGGGTTAACCTTCTTGATTCAAGACCACCAATGGCAGATATAGCAGAATTAAATTTAAAAGCATATCAAATACAATCTGATCTTGATAACCAATTACATATATCAGCAGTACCAATGTTGGCCTTTTATGGCTTTCCACAAAATGCTGAAGAGGTATCGGCAGGACCGGGCGAAGCTATTGCATTTCCAGCAGATGGTCGTGCTGAATATATTGAACCAGATGGAAAAAGCTATGATGCACAGTTTCGTAGATTAGACAGATTAGAAAGTCAAATTAATGAACTTGGTCTTGCAGCAGTACTTGGTCAAAAGTTATCTGCAGAAACAGCAGAAGCAAAACGAATAGACAGATCGCAAGGCGATTCAACAATGATGGTTGTAGCTCAACAGATGCAAGATATGATTGACAATTGCCTTTTTTTTCATGGCCAATATATAAATGCTGAAGCTGGTAGTTGTTTTGTAAATAGAGACTTTTTATCACAGAGACTTGAGCCACAAGAAATACAAGCACTTCTTACTCTTTACACATCTGGTTCTATTACACAAAAAACACTTCTTGATCAACTTACTGAAGGCGAGGTTCTTGGAGATGAGTTTGATGTTGAAGAAGAAATTGAAGCAACGCAAAGTGGTGGCATGGTTGAAATGGCACAGCCGAAGCAAGAAGCAGAACCAGATGAACCAGAGCAAGATGAAGAGTAATCTATGTCGACACCTGAGACTTTTTACAGAGAGGCGATTGACTTAAACCGCTACAGCAACCAAGTTGCTAGACAGATTGTTACAAATTACAACAACGTAATTTTAGATTTAACAAATAAATTAGCGACTATTGATGAAGTGACAGCACCAGCAACTGTCGCAAGAATAAGGGCTTTGTTAGTGCAGATGAAAGAAAGTCTTGAAAGTTGGTCTAGTTCAAGTGCAATTTATTTGGCAGATGAGCTACAAGGACTTGCTGTATTTCAAACAGAATTCGTTAAAGATCAACTTGAAAGAGTATTACCAAAAGGTACTGTTGGTGTTAATACTGTACAAATTTCACCAGACTTTGCTCGAAGTATTGTTTTTACTGACCCGACAGAAGTAAATATATTAACATTACCAACTGATTTAGAATCTACTGTTCAAAGAACATTTAACCTTACTGCAGCAAAAGGTTCTGCAATTACCTTGCCAAGTGGCCAAGTTGCAGAAAAAGCTTTTCGTGGCATATCAACTAAACAAGCAGAACTTATTTCAAGTCAAATTCGTATTGGTATTACAGAAGGGGAATCTATACCAAAGATTGCAAAAAGACTAAGAGGCAGATTACAGTTTGGCGCAAACCAAGAGATGACCGCAAAAGCACAAAGACTTGCTGGTGGTGATGGTATAAAGTTAGCAAACAACCAAGTTATGACTATTGTACGAACTTCTGTTAATCAAGTACAAAATTCTGTTAACCAAGAAACGTATGCTGCAAACCAAGATGTAACGCAAAGCTATGAATATGTTGCGACTTTAGATGCTAGGACAAGTGTAATCTGCGGAAGTTTAGATGGCAAAATTTTTAAGTACGGTCAAGGACCCATGCCACCACAACATTTTAATTGTAGGTCAACTACTGTTCCGATCATAGATGATGAAGATTTACGCAGACGTTTTCCTGATACTAGGCCAAGTGCTACTGGAAGAGTACCACAAGGTGTAAACTATGCGGCTTGGTTAAAAGATAATCCATCAATACAAACAGATGCACTTGGTAATAAAAAAAGATTTTTTAATTATTTAATTGATAAAAAAAGTAAAAGTCCAAGAGAGGCCTTGCGATTAATAATTAAAGATGATGGAACAGAGCTACCATTAAAAGAGTTAATAAAAAAATATCCTAATGCCACTTAAAAAAGGGAGACAACCAAAGACAATTACAGGCAATATAAGGCAACTTATGCAAGAAGGTTATGGAAGAAGCCAAGCTGTTGCTATTGCTTTATCAAAAGCTGGTAAGAAAAAGAAAAAAACAAGACGAAAAACAAAATAAAAGATATTATATAAATAGTTGCTTTGTAAATCATGCCCGGACATTATGGTTCAATGAAACCAAAAGGTAAAAAAAAGAAAAAAAAAGGTGGTAAGAAGTAGTGGCAAAGACATTAGCAGAAAAATTATCTGAAGCTAAAAAAGCAACAGAGACAAAACCAAAGAAAAATGTCAAAGCTAAGAAGGGTTCCTAAGGACAAAAAAACTGGCATTGCTAAAAAGTATTTATCAGGTTCTAAGAACCCTGCTGCAAAAGCTGCTGAAATTAAAAGAACAGCAAAGCTTTACAAATCAGGTGCTTTTATTGATATAAAAGCGGTACAAAAATCAAGAGTTGCCCAAGATGTCACAAAAAAGCAGAAGAAAACCACTAAGCGCCGCAACAAAAAATAGTCTTAAAAAAAAGGCTGAAGGTACAAAGTTTAAGTATGGTGAACTTGCAAAAGTTTACAGAAAAGGGCAGGGTGCATATCTTTCTGGTGGTTCTCGTAATGTTCCAATGGCTGCATGGGCAATGGGTCGTGTAAATAGTTATATGCGAGGAGACAAAGCAAGAACAGTTGATATGGCAATATATAAAAGCTATAGAAAAAAATGAGTGACCCAAGAATTAAAAAATTTGGTCTTGCTGGTTTTAATAAACCTAAGAGAACACCAAACCACCCTAAAAAGTCACATGTTGTTTTAGCAAAAGAAGGCGACAGAGTTAAACTTATACGTTTTGGTATGCAAGGAGCAAAAAATAAACCACCTAGACAAGGAGAGTCAGATGCAGATAGAGCAAAGCGAAGATCATTCAAAGCAAGACACGCAAGAAATATTGCAAAAGGTAAAATGAGTGCTGCGTTTTGGGCTAATAAAGTCAAATGGTCGTAAATCTGATATATTTATTTTTAAAGGCTACGCTTTAATTTATGTCAGAAGAAACCAAAGAAGTGGCTACGCCACCAACACCAAACAACACAGAAGTTGACCAGTTGAAAGAATCAATAAAAAAATTAGAAGCAAAAA